ATCAATAACCTGCGAACCGTCACCATTACCAGTGCCCTGGTTCTGGATCTGACTCCGGGAGAACTCTCTTACCTGCGAGGTGGCCACGACCGACCTACCAACCGGCTTATCTGACGGAGCGGATGCCTTGGTGGGCACCCCATTCTCAGTCAGCCAAGCCGCGCTCTTTGCACTAAAATACGGCGTCTTCGGGGCAGGTAGAAGATCTACCGCCCAACCAGCATTGTCCTTGCGGGACGAGTTGCAGCTTCGACACGCCACGACCATATCCTCCGGAGTTTCTGCAGGAACTCCAGGATTCAAGTGGTCATAGGTCGCGCCACGGCCGCCCTTCTGGTTACCCCAGTAAACGACGTTGCCGCACCAACGACATGCATCGCCGTCGCGAGCACGAATTGGCACAATCAACGCACCGTTACGGGTATCGTTACGCCGCCTGTTTTCCCAATCAATCTCCTCTCGTAGACGCATATGGAACAGGTCTTCATCCTCCACCAAACGATAGGCAATACGCCCATCATCCAGCGGCACCTCACCGGTAAGGTACCCACAGAAGACCGCATCAGCAATAAACTTCTCTGCAGCTTCTGGAGTACCGGTGAACTTCAGAATAGAGCCGCGCTCAACAACATAGTCAGTCTTGAACGCCGCCGCCTCAACAGCCAAAGCAAGCACCTGACCAAACAACGACCACATAGACTGCATGCTCGCGCCAGGAATCTCCAGCGCTCGCCACACAATGCGATGCTGAGCGGCTGTATCAGATACTTTCAGCCAGGGCATGAGGGGGGGCTCCTTGCGGTGGTAGCAGTGTAGAACATTTTTCTCTACAACTTGGTCAGAATCAGCAGAAACCTGCTAAAGAGTGATGTCTTTCTCAATGGCGGCATCCACCAAATCCTCAGCCATGAGGTCGAGCAGGTGCTGGATTTGGGACATGCGCTCGCGTATCTGACGCTGGCGCTTTCCGAGGTTTGCGTTGCGCAGTGCGGCGGGGGTGAACGGGGCGAGGCTCTTCTTCGCCTCTTCGACGCGACCGAGTACCTCTGCTGATTCCTGCGGCGATTCAGCAGCTTCAGCGGTGAGCGCCGGCGGCTGGGTGAGCGTCATAGGGAGAGTTGGTTCGTCCTTGGGGTCGGCTCCATGTGCCGCGGTGGTGAGTGCTTCGGCATGCTGGGTTCGGCGCGCCGCTTCGAGGGTGCGGATCTGGTCGATTGCTGCTCGAAGGCGCGGGTAGCTGTCGCTGTCGCGCTTCATCTTGAGGGAGCGTTGCAGGAGTCCTTCAGCGACCAGGTAGGTTGCGGCGCGGGTTGCTTTGCCGCCGCCGAGGTCTTCGCGCCACTTCCGCTTCCATTTGGCGGAGACGCCGGTGAGGAGGCTGCCTTTGGCGAGTGCCCCGATCGCTTCTGCGAGGTCGGTGTTGTGGACCCAGACGCGGTCAGCGTCGTAGATGTGGCGGATGGGGGTGCCGTTGATGATGAGGTCTCGGTCTGGGTTGGCGATTGGGTGGTAGCGGTTCATGGTGTGTCCTTGGGGTGTGGGGGCTTATTCGGCGTAGTTGGTGTCGTCGTGGGAGTTGGCGTGGAGCTTGGCTTCTTCGCAGAGCTCTTCAAATGCGTCTTGGAGGACCAGGGAGTTGAGCGATTCGACGGCTTTGGTGTTTCTCTGCTTGCAGGTGTTGCATGTGATACGGAAGCATCTGCCGACGATTTCCCTGTCTCTGGTGAGCTGTAGGACTTCGACGGTGAAGGGGAAGCCTTCGTGTTCCTGGTGTTCTTGCATCGGTGTTTCTTCCTTAGTTGAGGAGGGTGTAGGTTGCCCAGAGCATCGTTCGGCGTGGGTAGCCTCCGGTGTAGAGGTAGACGTCTCCGCCGGGGTGTACGTCGAAGGTGCTGCAGGCGCGGGGTGCGATTGCTGTGGCGACTGCGTCGATAACTGCTTTGTTGCGTGCTTTTTCGCCGTGGCGTCCGTCCCAGTAGGCGTGGGTGTGGATGATGTCCTTTTCGCCGGTGGCGGTTCCGTGGACGAATTCGATTGCGATTTTGTGGCTTGCCATAGTGGTGTTTCCTCAGTTGGTGGTGTGGAGTGGTGGGGTCCCCCGCCGCCTGTGTGGCTACTGTAGGAAAAGAGTGGCGGCGGGGGAAGCTGTGGGGGGCTAGACGTGGATGGAGGTCGTCATCATTGCGCGGTAGCGGGCCTTGCCTGCTGCGCGGTTTCGCTGCCAGACTTCAACGTCTGAGGCCTTGTACCATAGGCGGCCGTCATCGTCCTTGGCAGCCGGTCGGAGGCGGATGCCGGCGGCTCGGACGGCAGCGCCTGAGTAGGTTCGGACGGTGGAGACTTTGATGCCTGCCGCGGCGGCTACCTGGCTTTCAGAGACGAGCTTTGTCTCTGGGTTGCAGGCTTCGAACATGGTCTTGTGCGGGAGGTCAAGCGTCTTGGTCATTGGTGTTTCCTTTGGTGGGGCGGGGTTTGCGCCAGTGGATTGCTTGCATGTGGCGGCGGCAGAGTTGCTTGGAGGCTGCGCGCTTTTCTAGCCAGGCTTCGACGTCTTCGGGGCGGTACCAGTAGCGCCCGTTGAAGTCTCCCTTAGCCGCGGGGCGGAGGCGGGCTGTTACGGCGGCTTTGATGGAGTCGCCAGCGTAGGCTCGGAGTGTGGCTTCTTTGATGCCTGCTTCACGCGCGACGGTTGCGGCGGGGAGCAGATGCTCACCGGGGTGCGCTTTCAACCATTCGGTGAGGGTTGGCAGGTCGCTCAGCGTTGATTTAGCCATTGAGCTCTCCCTGGTTGTGGTCGTTGATGAAGCTGCCGATAAGGATTGCGGCGGAAGCAGGGGCGAGCGCAAGCGCGAAGATGATTGCTCGGAGGGTGATTGATTGTGCGGTGCCGATTCCAATGATGATGACGGAGGCGAGCGCGCAAGCCCAGACGAGGGCTTTTGCGGTGCGGATAGTGCGGTCGGTGGTCATGGTGAGTGTCCTTGGGCTAGATGAGGAGAAGGATAAGGATGGTGAGTGCTGCGGCGAGCCAGATTCCGAGGTTGATCCAGGCGAGGGTGATGAACTTCTTTTCCATCTCCGCGAGGTCAGCACGAACTTCAGTGCGAACTAGGGTTAGGTCGTGGTTCATGCTCGTCTGCTTTGCGTGCAGGCGCTTGGTGTAGCGGTCGAGCTGGGCGAGCGCCTTGCGCTGGTCTTTGCCGGCGCCTTGTAGGATTCCGACTGCGCACTCGGTTTCGGTGAGCTTGCGTTCGGTTTCCACGATGCATTGCATTGCGAATCCGACGTTTGCGTTCACATCTTTCGTGTGCTGTGCGACCCTCCCGTTGAGGTGGTCGGTGAGGCGGCGGGTCTCGCAGAGTTCGTCCTGGAGGCACGCGACACTGTTATCGAGGCTGTCGATGTCGGTGCGGACCTGGTCGTGGTTGTCGATGATTGTCTGGATGGCGGTGTGGCGAGCGCGGCGGCCGGCGGAACGGTCGCGCTTGGTCTTGGGGTTGGAGGTGGTCATGGTGTGTCCTTTTGGTGGGGGTGGGTGGTGAGGTTATCTCTTTTGCAAATCGTTGATAAAATTGCGGAGCTCTTTCGCCCTCTTCTTTTCCGCCTCGGCCTTCTTGAATTCCTGGAAGTCTTTATGCGCTTCGAGACCGTAGGCCCCGGCGACGATAGCTGAGATAACGCTGATACAGCAGCAGACGACGCTGAAGATTAGACTGAACTGCTCAGAACCCATTGGGGTTTGCCTTTCTGCGACTAAAGGAGCTGTGCGATTTGACTACGGCGGTGACGCATCAGGTGCTCTGCGAGGCGGGTGATGCAGTGCTCTACCGCTTCATCTGAGAACTGGAGCGTGGCTTCGTCCTTGATTTGGTCGCTGGTTAGTGCGTCATGCAAGGTGACGCCGCAGTCAAGAGGGCATGGAATGTGGATGTTCGCGCGCGCCTTGAATAGCTCGTTTTCGTGCAGGGTGGGTCGCAGGTCAGGTCGGATGACGAGCCGGCGGTCCCAGCAGATGCGGGCGGCATCCAGGCACTTGTTCGCGTGAGCGATGAGTTCGGTCCAGAAGTCGGGGTGTGCCGTCTTGACGTGTTCGGCTGCGGCGCTACCCATAGTGGCGGCGATGGTGCCGGGCTCCAACTCGGCGTAGACTTCCTGGCATGCCCCGCAGTGGAGTGCGGGTGCCTTCTTTCCGCGAAGGCGTGGGTCTCGGTTGTGGACGGTGAGGTGCCGTGCCCACCAGATGGTGCGGGCGTGCTCTGTGGCGAGCGCTTCGGCGGGATTTAGGTGTTTCTCGTTCATTGGTGTTTCCTTAGTTGGTATGGTGGGTTGATGAACCTGATAGTCAATATGGGAGGAATTCTCTAATGCTTGCTAACCCTGCTCGTGAGTTGCTTCGCGTGTTTGAGGGCTGGTCGCAGTCCTCTTCTTCTGTTGCACGTTTTGCACGCCCTTTGGATACTGAGGAGGAAATCGCGCAGGCTTTGCATGCGGCGCTTCTGCTGCGTGATATCCAGCGTCTTGTGAAGGTCGCGGAAGTTGAGCGCCCCGAACATAATTTGTCGTGGGCCTCGAAGTATTACGCCCGGTGGGCGCATGCGATTTTCCAGTACCCCCACGGGTGGGACTCTTCGTTCCACTTAGAGAGCTACGAGCTGGACATGCTGTCTGCTTTGGCGGGTACCTTTGATGCAATCAGTAGCTCCACTGAACCTGGGATGCTTGATTGGCTCAGCTCCAAGCGTGAGGAGATGGCTTCCAAGGTTCGCGAGGTCGCGGATTACGTTGCAGACGACAAGGGACTGAGCAGTTCTTTCCGTGCGTACATCCACGAGGTTATGCGCCGTGTGGAGGCAGCTTTCTCCGATGAGCTGAGCGGTAGCTTCAGCTTGTACAACGCATATATGGAATTCACTGTTTTAGTCGATGCAGTGTCTAACCGCACCACAGACTCCGAAGCGAAGGCGTTCTACCGCAGTGCATGGGACTGGCTGCAGGTTTCCGAGAACGCTAGGGCTCTTGCCTGGGCTGTTGCTCGTAAGGCGATCGGCCTCTAGGTTCCGCGCGGACGGCGAGTTGGAATCGGCGTCGTGCAAGCGCCGACTCTACGACGGCAATTGCTTCTTTGACCGTGATATGCACCGTGGTGCTATCACGGTCTTTTGCGTAGAGGGCGAAGTCCTCAATGATGTTGTACATTTCCTGGATGGCTTCGTCGGAGCAGAACCGGGGGCGGGTGGGCCTCTGGGTTTCGGGGGTGTTCATTGGTGTTTCCTTAGTTGGTGGTGTGTGAGTGCTACTCGGCTAGTTGGTGTCAACATGGGAGCTGGCGTGGAGCCTAGATTCTTCGAAGAGCCCTTTAAGTGCGTCTTGGAGGTGCAGGGAGTTGAGTGATTCAACGTCTTTGGTCTGTTCTTTTCCGCAGGTGCTGCATTTGAGGTGGAAGCTTCTACCTACGATTCGCCCGTTTCGGGCGATGTGAAAGACTTCGATGGTGAAGGGGGCGCCTTTTGTGTTCTGGTGTTCCTGCATTGGTATTCCTTCCTTAGTTGGTGGTGTGGGTGACGGGGAGGGATTGGAGCCAGTCCATGACGGCGGTTGAGGTGTAGTAGATCCTGCCGCCGCGCTGGCCCCTGCTGGTGCGGATGAAGGCGGGGCCGGTGCGGGCGTTCCGCCAGTCAGCGAGAGTCTGCTCTTTCACGCCGAGAGCCTCAGCGAGCTCTTCAGGTGACCAGAGCGCTAGGTGGTCTTGAGGAATGGTTAGCATCTTCTGTGTCTTCTATTTACTCTTATATCTGCATATACAGACAAGCGTGTAAAAAAAATTAATTGGCAGCCAGCTCTGGTAGATGTTCGGAGTAGAACCAAGCCGGTTCAACGCCCAGTATCGCCGCAATGTCCCAAAGCTCGGTGGCTCGAATTGGGGCGTTATGGTTTTCGAGGGCTGAGAGTCGAGCTCGACTGATTCCTGCTCGGTTGGCTACGTCATTTCGAGTTAGTTTGGTCTTGGCGAGTGCGAGTGATAGGTTTTCCGCTAGGATTTCGCCAATCTGTCGGGTGCTCATATCCACCGTCCTTTCGTGGTGATGCAACAATCATATGTCTGTATTTTGTGACAAGTCAAGCCAAAAACAAAAAAATTTTAGAAAATTTAGATTTTTTAAGTTTTTAGCCTATGCTGGCTGTATGAAACAGACTCAGAAGAAGACCGGAAATCGCCGTGGAACCGGCCCCGCCAGCCGCTTTAGTCAGCTTCTTAATGAAGAGCTGAGGGCAATTGCGGCAAGGCAACGCATGACCTTGCGCATGCTGGAAGAATTGACTGGGGTTAGCCGGACCCGACTAAGCCACACCCTTAACCAGGATGCATCTCCTCTCAACACCAACGAATTTGAGCTAATCTGTCGAGCTCTTGAAGTGAGCCCGGCTGAAATTTGCACCCGTGCTGAAGCGGCGCGAAAGAAAGAGGTGCAGGAAGCTGAACGAGCCTCTCTTACTGATGCTCAGCTGGCTGCGCAGATTCTGGCGCGTGCTGAAGCGGCAACCAAGGCTGGCTATCGCCTAGCCGCACACCCCGCCGATAAGGTCATCACCGAAGACAGCCACGGCGCATAACCAGCACACAATCACTAACTCACTCATGACTTCAACAGCAAATACATACGATCCATACCGCCACGCCGCGTCCCTGGGTATCCGCATTGTCGAAGCCCAACCACCAGCCGGCACACTCGCCCTCTGGGACGAGCAAACCAGGACCATACTCACCGCCCCCGGGCTCCTGTGGCGACAGCGACGATGCGTCATAGCCCACGAGCTCGCCCACGCAATCAACGGAGACGAGCACTCCCCCATGGACGACATCGCCTCCACCAAACGCGAGCGCCGCGCCGACGCTCTTGCCGCCGGGTGGCTCCTGCAGCCACATGCAGTGCGTACCGCTCTGGCGGTGGCTCCTGATTCTTTGCCTGCTGCGGCGGCTGAGCTTGAGGTGACTGAGCGTATTCTCTCTGCTTGGCTTTGGGAGCATAGCAAACGGGGCGGTCTGGATAGCTAGTCCAGTCCGCCCCGTCTGTGCATCATCAATCAATGTAAGGAGAAATAAGCGCTTAGATCTTAGATCTGTCTGATGCTGTTCACTCACACAACAATAAGATGCCGACTCAGCTCGCCCTTGCAGGTTCCGCCTCGTAGTTATCGGTTATTGCCGGAGTAGTGTAGCGTCACGTGGCGATTGCGGCAAGAGTCTCAAGGTGTCGGCGTGTCGTGCGGCGATTTTTGGGCAAAGAGATAACCGCCCCACCTACTGTATCCGGCAGTAGACGGGGCGGTTCCTGTGCAGTCCATGCTGAAGGTCTGCTCGAACGAGAGTGACTGAGTTTAGCGTCACCTGCGGTCGAGCGCAAGTGAAAGGAGAAGCGGGTGGTTAGGGACCCTCTTCCGATTGGTTCTCATGGAAAGATTATGGCTCGGCGGATTAAGCCGAAACGCTGGATGGCGCGTGTCTATTTTCGTGATAGTGCTGGCGTGCGGCGGGAGGTGACGGCGCAGGGGCCTACTCGTGCGGCGGCTGAGCATCGTGTGAAGTTGAAGTTGTCGAATCTGCCTGTGGCTGGTGCTGAGCTGTCCTCTGCGACGACGCTTAGGGAGGCTCTGGAGCGGTGGGTGTCTGGTTTGGATGATGGGTTGGCGCTGAACACCTTGCGTAATTACAAGCTGTGGGTTGGGCAGGTTGCCGGCGCTTTGGGTTCACTACGGCTGAAGGAGGTGACGGCAGGTCGCATCGATTCCTACCTAGCCTCAGTGCAGGCTCCCACCAGCCGGTACAACCAGAGGTTGGTACTGAAAATGTCGCTGGACGAGGCTGTGCGACTCGGAGCACTCCCCCACAACCCCGTGCTGGCAACCCGCACGGTGAAAGGCAAAAAGAAGCAGGTGCGAGCGCTGGATCTGGAGCAGGTGAAGGCTCTGCGGTCGCTGGTGGCTGTGCTTGAACCTACGCCGACCTATGACGGGTGGATGCCCGACCTGGTGGACGTTCTGCTCGGTACTGGTTGCCGTTGGGGTGAGGGGGCAGGCTTGCGCTGGGAGGACGTGGATCTGGAGTCTGGCACGGTGACTGTCCGTGGCACGTTGATTCAAGGTAAGGGCTGGCAGGCGGATACGAAGACTCACGAGGTTCGTACTCTGCAGGTGCCGCCCTTTGTTCTTGCTGTGCTTCGGAGGCGGCGCTCAGCGGCCCGTGAGGGCGCCGTGTTCGTGTTTGAGCAGGGCGGTAAGTCTCTGGCTTACAATTCGGCTAGGACATGGCTTGGTAGGGCGCTCAAGGGCTCGGAGTTGGAGTGGGTGACCTGGCATGTGCTGAGGAAGACCACTGCCACTTTCTTGGATGAGAGGTTGGGTATTGCGGAGGCATCTTTGCAGCTTGGTCATGCGTCGGAGGAGATGACTAGAACCACCTATGTGCAGCGGAACCGGCAGGCGGCGTTTGCGGAAGCGTTGGAGGGGCTGGCGGGCTAGATTTGGTCCCCATTTACTCCCCACTTTGAAACCAGTAAACCCCGAAAATAAACCAGTATTAGACCCTGGATAAAAAAGAAGAACCCCCGCATTTCCCCTAGTCAGCTAGAGGAAATACGGGGGTTCATATAGTTTGCACACCTGTTACGTGTGCGCTCTCACATTAGAAAGCCTTGTTTACCAGCGCAGCAAGACCGGACTTCTTGTTTGCAGCGGTCTTCTTGTGCAGAACACCCTTGGAA